ACCTTTGATGGTAAGACTTATGAAAATGGCTTACCTGATATGAAATGGCAAGATGGAGAGGTAATAGCATAATGGCACTAACAAAAAAACAAAAGAAACTACCAATAGCTTTACAAAAAGCTATACTTAAAAAACAAAAACAAACTAAAAAAACAAAGAGGAGGAAATAATGCCTAGAGGTGTTGGATATGGGTCAACAAGACCTATGAAAAAAAAGAAAAAAAAGAAAAAAACAAAAATGAAACCAAGTAGAAGATAATGGTTAAAGTTGCATCTATAAAAAATATAATAAAAGACCTTAAACCAAGACAACAAAAAACCATGAGGTCTCACGCTAGACATCACAGTCTTAAACACATGCGATCAATGGCTTTAGCCATGAAAAAAGGTGCAACTTTTCAAACCGCACACAGAAGAGCAATGAGGAGTGTAGGTAAATGAGTGGATTTACAACAAGCACAACATTAAGGGAGATGATAAATAAGTTTCCCATGAGAAAAAGAAAAAGAAATGTCAAAAAAAAGAAAAAAAAGAAGAGTAGCAAGAGATAAAGAAACTGATCTACCTAAAAAGTATTTAAGTGGTCTTAAAGGTTCTAAAAGAACTACAAGAGCAAGACTTATTAAAAAGGTATCATCTATATATAAATCAGGTGGATTTATACCAAGAGATTTATTAAGAAGGAGAACAAAAGCATAATGGCATCAAAATTTAGACGACCACTATCTGCAGCTGTTAAGTCAACATTAAGACGTAAAGCTAAAGCAAGAAAAAATATTACTTATGGAACTTTAGTAAAAGTTTATAGAAGAGGACAAGGTGCATTTCTCAGCGCAGGTTCTCGAAGAGTTTCAATGGCAGCCTGGTCAATGGGAAGAGTTAACAGTTTTCTTCGGGGTTCAAGAAAACATGATCTTGATTTGAGACGAAAAAGTCGTAAAAGATAAATTATGGCAACAGTTAGTCAAAAAAACAAAGAACACTTAATCCGTATAGAAGGAGAGATTGCTTTACTAAAGCATGAGATTCAAACTATACGAGGAAATCATTTAGTTCATTTAGATCAAAGAGTTTCAAGAATGGAAAAAGTTATGTGGACTATTTGTATGGTTGCTGTAACTCATCTTCTTTACACAGTTCTTAACTAAATTTGCTTTTATACACAATTCACGTTATAAGCGAAGTATATGAAAAGGATACTCGTTATATCAGATATGCACATACCATATCAGCATAAAGATAGTTTGAATTTTTTACGAGAAATAAAAAAACAATTCAAACCTGACTTTATTGTAAATATTGGAGACTTATTAGATTTTCACGCCATAAATATGCACACACATGACCCAGATCTTTATTCTCCTGGTCATGAGCTTAACGCATCTAAAGTTATTGTAAAAGAGTTAGAGTGTATATTTCCTAAAATGATTGAAGTAGATTCGAATCATTCAAGTTTGGTTTATAGAAGAGCTGTAAAGTTTGGAATGAGTCGTCAATTTTTAAAAGATTATGGAGATTTTTTAGGTACTAAAAAATGGAAATGGATAGATGATTTAACCCTTAAAATGTCAAATGGAAAAAAATGTTTTTTTACTCATGGCAGATCTGCTGATGTTTTAAAAGTATCTCAAACTATGGGAATGAGTGTAACACAGGGTCATTATCATACAGCTTTTACTATTAAATATTGGGCAAACCCTGATGATATTTTCTGGGGCATGAATGTGGGATGTCTCATAAACCAAAAGTCGCTTTCAATGTCTTACGCCAAAAATTTTAGAACTCGGTTTATTCTTGGATGTGGGATTATTCTTGATGGTATTCCCCGATTGCTTCCTATGGTATTGAACTCTAAAGGTAATTGGATTAAAAGATTAGTATGATAGATAAGGTTGACGAAAAAAAGGTCATTAGAAGCAAAATAAAGCGTTTTAAGAGGGGTTCAGCGTTAGATAAGCAAATTGGTGGGGAACATTACAAGAACGCAAAAATAGACCCAATAGAGCTTATTGTGGCACATAATCTTGATTTTATTGATGGAAATATTATAAAATACGCAATTCGTAAAAAAAACTATGAATCTCAAAGAGAAAAGTATGAGAAAATTAAACATTACTGTGAAATAGCATTGGAGTTAAAATGTGGTTCACATTAGGAAAACTAGCACTTAAAACTGGTGCTGAAATATACAAAAACAAAAAAAGAGCTAAACTTCTTGAAAGCGAAGCTGAAGTAAAACACATGGAGAGAGCTGTAAGTGGAGAAGTACAATTACAAAAAGTTATCCATGAAAAACAATCTAATGATTTAAAAGATGAATTTTGTCTTATCTTGTTAAGTTTGCCTCTGTTGATTCTGGCATATTCTGTATTTTTTGGAGATGCTGAATTGCAAGAACGGGTTGATTACTTTTTTATGAAATTCGAATCATTACCTTACTGGTATCAAGGTCTTGTAATTGGTGCATTTTCTACAATTCTAGGTATTAGAGGAGTTTCTGCATTTAAAAAAAAATAGTAAAAATTTAAGTTCATATATGTTAAGAACAAAGTATGAACATAGAAGATTTTATATTTGTTGATGCTGAGTTTTTCTTTGCTCCACTAGAAGATAATGAACCATTGGGTAAAGCTATATCTATTTCTTACATAGATAAATACCCATCCTTTTCACATAAAAAAGAAATATTACAAAATTTTCAAGATAATGGTTTGATACTTGTTGATTACAATATTAGTTATAGACCTATTAGTGAGGTAGATAATTTAAACCACTACAATATTACAAAACACTAAAAGATAATAGAACCTAAAACAAATCCACAAATAAAAATAATTATTTCAGTTCTATAATATAAACCTTTTACACCTAATTCTTTTTTCCAATCTTTAGGAGTCTTTCCAAATATAATCATATTAACCCTCTTGTCCTAATGCGTTAAATTCAAGATTTTGTTTTACTTCACTTTGTAAAAGCATGATCTTTGTTTTTAATTTATCCCAATCAGTTTTTGCTTTCAAATGTTTTTTTTTAGCTTCATTTAAGTCTTTAATAATTTCTCTCATTGTTGGTTCAACTATAATCAAAGACTTAATTTCTTCTGCTGATCTTTTAGTAGCATCTTCCTTATATGATATATAAAGTTTTGCATTGTGGACTTTTACCTTATCTTCAAGATCAGTAAGTATATCGTAGGCACTTGTAAATTCTTTTGAAGTTTTATCTAAAATTAAATTTATTTTTTGTCTATCAAAAGTAAGTGCATCAATATTAGAACTGGTCATCCCACTCATCATCATCTCCAGGTTGTCTTATTGGTTCTTTATAACTTTGTTGAGCTTGTGGTTGAGGTTGATAAGTTTGTTGAGGTCTAGGCATTGTTTGAGCTACTGTTTTGAAAGTGCCAACGCTTCTAGGTTTTGTCATATAAAACACAACCTCTAACAAATTATCATCTCCATGTTTATTTTCTATGGTTGATCTTCTCATACCATATTTTCCAACATAACCAGCTTTGATATATTCTTGAACTTCTGGTGTCATTGCCCATTCGTTAATTTGACTTAATTTATATTTTTTTTTAGTTAAGCTACATTTCCACATACTATTTGACATTGCGTAATATTCAAATTTAGGTGCTTGTTGACCTGTAGCTCTCATTGTAAGAGTCAGCCCACAAAACGGCTTATCAAATGTTTTCTTTTGACTATACATCTTGTTTGTTCTCCTTTTTCCATTTACTTACTTTTTTATTGAATTTAGACTCAAGGTTTTCAAGAAATCTTGATGCCTTGAACCCTTTAAAATATACATCCTCCATTTTAAGTTTCATCATAGAAACTTGTTTGTTTGGGTCTTTAGGTATATTCACTATCCCTAAATAGTGTATTTTAAAGTCAGTAGTCTCTTCTATAAAACGCTTATAAGTTTCAACTTGAATAGCTTGATCTACATAAAAGTCTTTACTAGACTTCCAATCTAATAAAGCATTTTTACCCTTCCATTCTTTTTTGGTAACTATAACGTCAGTACATCCTGCTAAATCATATTTAGGACTATATAAAGGAAGTTCGCTTACAACCACTTCAAACTTTTCTTCCTCCCACCATGCTTTAAACATATCTACCATTCTTTTAAGAGTTTTCTCTTCTGGCAAACTTGGATTTTTACCTTTTAAATAAAGATCAATCCATTCATGCAAGTTAGTTCCAACATCTCTAGCATAAGATTCCATCTCTTCTGTTCTATTAACAACCTCTTTTATCAAAGTATTTATTTTATCAATAGGTTCATTTTTTTTTAATAAAACATCTTTAAGACCATCTAAAACCATTTTACGCTTCCAATACAAAAGACCATTTTTGTTTTGATGATTGCCAATAATTGTAGTTACGCTTTTTTTACCAACACCATCAACTTTATATCTAAAACCTTTTGCTTTGTTATCGAATAAAATGTTGTTATTTAATTTGTTGACTATCTTGATCGTCATATTTGCCCTCCCTATGCTTAAATGCTGAAAACATCCATTTAAAAGAAAACCCAAGATATTTAGATAAATTCCAAAGTTTTCTAACCTTTACTTCATTAGACCCTTTTTCGTATTTCTGTATCTGTTGAAAAGTAACGTTAATCTTTCGACCAACTCTAGCTTGTGTTTTACCTCTTACTTCTCTAGCAAATCTTAATCTACTTCCAAGTAACTTATTAAAGTTTATCTCATTAGGGTTAATGTGATATTCTCTTGCTAATTGTTCCATTGTTTTTTTAGTTCTTATAACATTGCCTCTTCTACTCATTATTTAGTCCTCCATAATCTAAATTCATAACCACCTCGATTATTTGGGAGTCTTCTACAAGTGCAACTACCATTCCCATAAAGATCAACTACATATCTTCTAAAACCCTCCATCTCTTTTTGAGATTCAAATTTTATTGAATAACCAATCTCTAATGATTTTGCTATTTGTACTTTTTGAGGGTCTTTTTGTTTTCCTCTAACTGGTATTGGTATGTCTTTATCTATTTGCATATTATCCTTCCTAGTCTAATACAGAATGACCTCTGTTAGTTAGACAATTTCTATTGATTGTTTTTGATTTAAGTTCTTTAGCTTCAATTAAACCTAAAGTTCCCATTTCTACATATTTAGCAAAAGCAAATTTTGAGTAATCAATAACAAGATTAACATTGTCTTTTACTAATTTTTTACAATGTTGCTTATCGTCAGTTAGCTCTTCTGCTCTCGAAAATTCAAATGTACCTGATCTTCCTTTTGTATCAACGACCATATTTGGTACGCACCCTATTAAAAGAGTCACAAGTAGCGTCATCCCTAGTATCCTTTTTAACATTTTAACCTCCCTATTAAGTTTTAATGTCTTTTATCTCAAACATTTTTGGAGCTAAATCTCTTCTCTTAATCTCCAATTTTCTCAATTTCTCTTTTGTAAACCTTATCTGGTCCACTACCTTGAAATACTTTTGAGATTGTTTGAGGTTTTTGATTGTGTTTAGTTGCATATAACCTCTTTATTGTTTTCTCCACTTCTACTATTGGAGTGTTTGGCGTGAATACCACGCCAAATTTCTTTTTAACATCTTCTAACAAATCAAATGATGGTGTTTTAAAAATTATCATCTTATTTCTCTTTTTGATTCATCAATAGGTTTTAATCTTCTCTCTATTGTAAAACCTTTTTCAAATTCAATACCTCTCATTCCCCACAGGTCTCGAACTTGTTTTTTTTGAGATTTTGTAAAATCTTGATCTACCATAAAATCTTCAAGACCTTTTGGAGTTGCATAAAAAGAAGCATAATCTCCATCTATCTTACCCCATACAAAATACTCGACATTGTATTTTTCCTCTCCCTTATATTTTTTTCCTATTTCTAGTTTCATAAGTTTCATCCCTTCTTCTTTAGTTTTTTTATTTTTATAAACATGAGCTAATAGTTACTCATAGTTGCAATAGAAGTCAAATAAAAAGTTGTATTAGAAACTTAATAAAATAGCCACTTTTAGACACTTTATACAAATTAAAATAGAAATATTGAAGTTATTTATATAATGTTGTATTGATTCGTAAAAAAGGATAAAAGGGAATCAAAGTAACTTTATTAGGTTATTTTTAGTTATCCTTTTTTTAGTTTAATAACATGGTGGCGTTGCTCCCTCAACGCCACTAAAAAGGGAAGGATAATATGATAAAAGTAGAAGTTAAAAAAATATGGCTTGGTAAAGTATCAGTTAGGGATTACGTCTATAAAAAAGCATTACGCCAAAAAGAATCATTAGGTATAGTACATGGCAAAGAATTTATGATTATACCTTATGAAAATCTTAAAAAAGCTAAACAATATACAAAGACCACAATTCAATCAAAGTTTAATAATAAAACATATACTTTAATAGATTTTGATTGGAAACCTTATAAAGAACCAAATAAAGATCAAGGGAACTTATGGGAAAATACAAAACCAAACTTGAACGAGAACATTTAGATAAAGTGAGTCAACTTGGGTGTATTTGTTGTGGTGCAATAGCAGAAATTCATCATATACGGGATAAGGTAGGCATGGGTCGTAGGTCCAGTCATTTCGAAACGCTACCCTTATGTCCAATTCATCATAGACTTGGAAAAGACTCAATACATTTAGGTAAGAAAAATTTTATTAAAAAGTTTGGAACTGAACGAGAACTATTAAAAAAAGTGAGGGAGATATTAGATGGACAAAAAACAGAACTCTTTATTTGAGGAGCTAAAAGAGGATTGGCAAGAACATTGGGAAGGTATGCCAGAGTTTGTTCAACAAGAACAAGATTGTTACGCCAAAATAATTATAAGATTTAGAAATGAGGATGATCTTCAAGACTTTGCAAAAAAGTTAGGTCAAAAGGTCAATAATAAAACTAAAAGTATTTGGCATCCAAAACTAACATTTCAAGATCATTACTCAAAAAGGTATAAAAGTGAAAAATAGGAACTTTATTATTGATAAACCTTTTACATATCAAAAAGAGTTTTTGAAATCTTACAAGGATATTTTTGACATAGATATAGATAAATCAATTAAAATTATAAAAGAAACAAAACAATTTTATGATGGTAAATTAGATTATGGATACGCAAAAGATTTACAATTACAATGGTATAATTCTTTATACAAAAATCATATTGATTACTCTGTATATAACGATTTTTATTATTTTACTGATCTTTGGTGTTGTTGGCAAATGTATTCAAGATCATACATATTATCTATTTTAAAAAATAATTTATTTAAAGATTGTAAGGTTATTGTAGATTTAGGTTGTGGATTAGGTCTTACTACAAGTTTATTAAAACAAATATTCCCTAATTCAAGAGTTATTGGAACTAATCTAAAAAATACAAAACAATATAAGTATTGTGAATATTTAAGTAAATTGTATGATTTTGAACTAGTAGAGGAAAAAGATTTACCTAACAATGTTGATGTTATTTTTGCAAGTGAATATTTTGAACATATTGAAGATGCAACTGATAACATAAAAAAACTTATAAAATTAACAAACGCAAAACATTTTTATTTAGCCAATTCATTTAATACGCTATCTGTAGGACATTTTCACAAATATAAATATTTTATAGGTTGGAAAGTTTTTGATGATGGAAAAATACCTATTTATAGTCTCTATGATGAAAAAGAAGTATCAAGAAAATTCAATCAAGTTTTAAAAGATAGTGGATATAAAAAAATAAAAACTACTAATTGGAATAATAAACCTGCTTTATGGAGTTTATCTTGAATCCTAAAAATCCAATATTTGTAATCTCAAAAGGTAGGTGGGATAGTAGGTTAACAAGTAAAACTTTTGAGAGAACAAATATACCTTATCGTATTGTTATAGAACCACAAGAATATGACGATTATGTAAAGTTTATAAACAAAGATAAAATCATTAAATTACCATTTTCTAATTTAGGTCAAGGTTCTATTCCAGCAAGAAATTTTGTTTGGGATTTTGCAATAAAGGAAGGACATAAAAAACATTGGATTATAGATGATAATATTTATGATTTTTATAGATTTAATAGAAATGCAAAAAATATAGTAGAGGATGGAACTATTTTTAAATGTGCTGAAGATTTTGTTGATAGATATGAAAACATAATGTTAAGTGGATTTAATTATTGCAAGTTTTGTATAGCAAGTGAGAAATATCCACCATATTTATTTAACACAAGGATTTATTCTACAATTCTTTTAGATCATAGAC